AAATGAAACCTAAACTAAAAAAAGTAGGACTATTTTGGGTATGTTATACCGAGTGGGAAGATACGGTAACTTGTACAGGTAAGTCACCAGAACAAGCGTATTATAGGTGGTTAACCAAGAACCAATTGAAATTAGAAGAAAGCCGCTGAGTAAGCGGCTTTTTAATTATTTGCTTAAAAACAATTCTGCTTCAGCGTTGCGCCTGCGCGTTAATCCAGCAAGCGGCTTACCCCCTGCTTTATCCCATCGTAAAAATTGCAAAGCAATTTCAGATTTAGGATTACCGGCTTTGAGCATTTTAACAAGTGTTGAATTAGCTAAATTACGTGCGCCAATATTGTAAGTAAGCGATACCAGCGCATCAAATTCATTTTGAGTTAAATCAACCTTGATAGCATTTACTGCGTGTTCATATGACGCTAATGTTTTAGATAATAGTAGTAACGCGGCTTCTTCATTTGCTAAAGTCTGACCTCGTTTAACCGCGCTACCATCAGAATATCGCGTTGAGCCAATGCCAATAGTCCATACACCCGCAGGGCATATATAAGCAGTCAGTTTACAACCTTCAAATTCTTTAATTAAACGTAAACCTTTATTGCCAATATTCATTTTCTTGATCTCATAGAAAGTACCGTAATTAATTTTTGTGTGAGCCGTATCATGTCATTATCGAGCAGGCGTATTTGGTCGATAAGCTCAATCAGCGCGTCGGTGGTTTCAGTAAGGATTGGCTTAACAATCGATGTTGCCCAAAGCCAAACGAAATAGACAATATAACCCATACTTCCCGATGCAATAATAGGGAATCCATACTGGTTGATATATTTAGCTAATGCATCAACATCCATTAATCAATTCTCTTTTCTTGCGGGTTATTAAAACGTGCCACTTTTTCTTTCTCAATTGGCATATCAAGCGTTTCTGTCATGAGTACATCTATTTTTACAATATCCTCTGACATAGCCGTGACACGCTTATCAAGTTGCTTGATGATGCCGATAAGGCTTTTAATCTTTTCAAGTACACTATCAAGCAGGAATTTGATGGTCAGAAATACAAAGTACATTCCTACGCAAGCAGCAGCAATGGGAAAACCTACGTCCGTTGCAAACTGTAAAAATTCCATTACCGGCTACCTAGCCACCAAGATAGGAACGAAAATACTGCGCCCACTGTGAAAACAATTCCACCGAGAAACCCCTTGTAACGAGTCTGGTCGTTTTTCATTTCTTCAAGAGTTGCAATTATGGCATCGAGCTTCTTACCCCGATCTTCAAATATTTCTTCAAGGTTCTCAATTCGTTGCTCTACTTTAGCTAAACGGCAGGCTTCGTCAGGCATGACTTTATCCTATAATTTTAGTCATTGACGCTTGCGAAATAGAACCAGCATCAACTAGAAATTGTAATACTTCCGTAGCAGGCTCAACTTCAAGCGGTTGCGTAAACTCAATTTTTGCCGTGACGATTTCTGGCGTTTTGTCGCTATCCCATTTAGCCTTTTCTGCAAATGTTAGTCCTTTGCGCACGTCATCAAGTGAAATAGTACGAGGTGGCAAAGGCGGTTCGGGTAAGGGCTCTGGTTTGACCAATTTGCCGTTTACCCAGCCATCACCATTTGCAGCATCATCAGGAACTTCGGTATCATAAAATACTGCTACGTCTGAGTGATAAATTTTAAGCGGGTCGCCCTGCGCAATATCTCTTATTTTTTCGTTTTCAATCCATGCTTTCATTTAATAACCCTCCGTCCAAGCTAAAATAACTGCACCTGCGCCACCTAAACCAAGACCTCCACCACCGCCGCCAAAGCCGCCGTTACCGGTAACGCCGCCAGCGCCACCGCCACCGCCAAAGCCACCAACACCTCCACCGAAACTTCCACCTCCACCGCCGCCACCGCCAAAGCCACCAACACCGCCACCGCCACCGCCACCAGCACCATCTGCTCCAGAACCACCTTTATAAAATGTGGATGTTGCGCCACCACCGCCACTACCAGATAAAGCTAAATTTAAATACGCCAAAGCTCCGACCAAGGGTTTCCCTCCCATACCGTTTTGAGCAGGTAGTGATGCTGTAGCGCCACTCCCACCAGCAGCTCCATATCCACCGCCACCGCTACCGCCATTAGCTGTACCCGATGTTGGAGTCATTCCCATTGACGCGCTTCCACCTCCGCCAGAATGAGCATTACCTGTGTCATTCTTACCTCCGTTAAAAATACCCCCGCCGCCTGTTGTTCCCGTGTTCACATTATCTCCACCATTGCCACCAAAACCACCTCCCCCGCTTGTTGCACCCGACGATGCAGAATTAGTAGCGCCTCCTGCTCCACCGTTACCATATAAGCTACCAGCCCCACCTCCACCACTAGCCGTTGTAGCAAGTGAAGCTCCACCACTGCCACCAGTTGCAGTTTTAACCCCGCGTAAATTTGAAGATGCTGTGCCCGTCCCACCTGTTCCAATAGTAGTTGTAACCGCATTAGTGCCGCCCGTCGCCGATAACAACGTTCCATAAGACGACGTACCGCCCTGCGCTCCAACGGTAATAGTTGACAATAATTGCCCCGGAATGACGTCAATAATGCCAGCAGCAAAGCCACCGCCACCGCCACCTGCTGACGCGCCATTACCGCCACCGCCAAAAACATGAACAAACATTTGATAGACATTCTGTGGCACAACCTCTGCCGATGTTGTCGCAGTAATTAGCTTAAATGACCGCCATTCGGGAGGAGCAACGCGAGTAGGTGCGTTAGGCGGTAAAGAATAACCATAATTTCCTTTATTCATTAAAAGTCACCTGCATTGATTGGGGTTACATTAAAAGTTTCGGCGTTGTTTGTCGCCGCGTACAGAATCGCATTAGCCGCTAACACTAAGCCGTTTTGCATAAAAGACGCATTTTGCGAAGTTAGTGTCACAGACCACACTGGGACGGTTGCCGATGCTGTGTTAGCCAAAACAGGTTGTTCATAAACAAGTCGTTTAGTTGTGCCCGCATCAATCGATATAAAAAAACGAATCATGCCCGCTGTAGTTGTACCTGTTGCTTGAATGTCTAGCGAATCGATACGCGAGCCGCTTGCGCCTGCTGTAAAAACAACGCCTAGCGTTCCCGTACCATCTCGATTAGTATTTGCTGTTGCGATTTGTGCGCTACCGTTCTTGGGGGTAGCAGCGTAATTTGCTGAAGTAGACATTAAATAATTCCTAAATTAAATAAAAGAAAATCGGGAGTAGTTGATATAGGGAAACTTTGACTATCGTCAAATACGATGTTACCCGTCATCGTGCCACCAGATAAGGCTAAAAACCCTGTTGGTGGTAAATATGCAACCAACCACTCGCTGCCACTGTAAACACGCATCTCATCGGTTGATGAGTTCCAATACAGCGCACCCGTAAGTAGCGTATTACCATCATTATCTACCGTTGGATCAGATGTTTTTGCACCAAGATAGCGGTCATCAAACGAGTCATAAACGGCTTGTGCTAACGTGACTTGATCCGCTGCTAATGCAACTTGTACTGCACCATTAATAGTGGCTTGATTGGCTTGATTTGTCGCTAACGTGACTTGATTTGCTGCTAATGCAACTTGTACTGCGCCATTTGTCGTAGCATCAACAGCACTTTGAGCAGCATCAACAGCACTTTGAGCAGCATCAATGGCACTTTGAGCAGCATCTGCCGCATAAATAGCTGAGTTTGGCGTTAAGTGGAAAAACCCTGTTGAAGTGCTGTAGCGAACCTCAATTATCCCTCCAGCGCTGATTTCACCTGCTTGAATCGGTTCACTATCTGTGAGTCTAATGGACTTTGCGCCAAGACTATTTAAATTGATAGTGGCACTACCCGTATTGTCATTAAGAGGTCTAAATACAACCTGTAGTCCATCGGTGTAACTTGTTATGGAACTATCTAGTGCTACCACATAGCTATTCGCTGTACCTGTGTCTACAGCGAAATTGACCGTACCACGTTGAAGTTTGGTTTCACTTGGAAGTAATCCAAATGCAATTACAGTAGCCGCCTTAAGAGCGTTAACGTCTGAGGATTTTGCTAGGGTAATCTGAGCAATATCAGCTGGTGGGTTAAAGGTACTCATCTTTTGTCCTTACGTCATCTCGACGT